CATATCATCACATCAGCCATAGTTCGTACATAGGTCACTTTCATGTGCAGATGTTGTTCCGCTTGTGTAAGGAACTCAACTACTACACGCTTGGGACATACTATCAGCCCTTTGCCACCTTTGTGTTTCAGAACTACCCGAAGTATCTCCAACTGAGTAACGGTTTTCTGCATACCGAAACTGGAGAATATCGCACGACAACCGCCGGACACCGCCCAACGAACAGTATCTTTCACATGGGGATATAGCGACGGGGTTAATTCATCCGGATTGACTTCAAATCCGGTCTGACGACTGATGGCCATCTTGTCTTTTAAAAATTCTATATATTCTTTCATTATGCTATTTCTTTCAATAATTTCATTGTTTCACTTCTTTAGGTTTCCAATCAGACGGTAATTTTGCCCACTTGCGGAACTTGGCGTCGAAGTCGTCCATGTCCCTGAACATATCTATCTTCGATTTCTCTGTCTCTACGAGTGAGGAGAATTCCAGAAAGTACAAATCTGCGCTTTTAACGAAATTGTTATGCAGCTTCTTAAGGTTTCCGAGAAGCAGTCCTTTGGCGCTCATCAAGTCTGCCGCTTCCTCCATCAGCATGTTGGCTTCGCAGTTAAGTATGTGTGCGGCTGAAAGAAGGCTGTTCATTCTGTCAATGCTACCATCGGCTGTGGCGGCGTCAATTAATTGTTTTCTTGGTTTCATAATCGTGTATAAATTATTTATTTCTTATTTGGATAAACCCTCGTTTTTCGCATTCACGAAGAAGCAACAAATCTTCTTTTTTAATTTCGCATGGCGTTTCGTGGTTGATGCTCATATACCGTGAAATTCCGAATTTCCTGCATATATCGTTATAGTTATAGAAACGCTTTTGTCGACCTTTTGCCATCCAACAGATTGTTAGTTTCATACGTTTTACCCCTATTAAAACTCGCTTGGCTTCTTTTCCAGACCCTCGTATCTTTTTCTATTCAATTCAGCAATCAATTCATCCGACATCCTCAAGGCGTTGATGGCAGATTTGTCACCGGACAGTGCACGTTTTTTAAGTTCCTCCCGATATTCTTCGTAGAACATCCCATTGGTTGTTCTTTGCTCATCAGCCATGTGTGATTTATGCTCATTCCATGACTGGCTATCAGCAATAGCACAACGTTCTTTGTTGTATTCACGTAACCAGCCCATAATAACTTGCCCGTCTATGCGGTTGTAACTTTCTCCATATTTCATTTTCATTGCATTTTTGAAACACAATTTGAAATCGTCAGTTTTCATGTAAGGGTATTCCTCAATGATTAAGTCTACGGTCATTGCAACCTGTGTGTCAGACATGGTATTAACCACATTGAAGAACGCCAAAGCGTCAGCAATTAAAATTACCAATATGGCTCTCGCCTGCGGCTCTCCGAGTTTTCTGATTATAGTCCCTATGGCCGGCTCATTGCTTAGAAATACATCCTCAACTTTTTTCGGGCGTAGAGTTTCGCAATATTTCTCCGGCGAGGTCTTTAAGACGACTAACCGATTCTCTTCTTGTGGTGACAGTATCAGTTCGTTTCCCATTATAATTTCCTTCCAATATTTTAGTAAAGTTTGCTTGTTTGAAAATCCAATCAAAGTCACATTTCCAATTGCGGTCATTAGCTCCCAGCAGAAATGGGGATTGAAGAATGAGATTGAAAACAGTCCTCACTGACTCTTTTCCATATTGGGCTATCCGGGCTTTTACAGCCTTTTTTCTCACATCGGTCATTGATTTTATCTGCTGGAGTCTATCTTTGAATGTGGAATTATAGTATTCCATCAATCCGCTGTAATCAATCTTTTCAGAAAGAGAGGGCGAAGAAAGCTTGTCTTTCTTTGATACTCCGTCAGGAGTATTTTCTTTCTTTTGCTGGGAAGATATATCTATATACTCTCTTTCTTCTTCTTTCTTTGTATTTGTGCCCTCCGTGTGCCCTGATTTTTGCAAAAGTTCGGATTGCGGCAGATTGTTGTTCACAGACTGTGCCCCAAGTTGTGCCCTTAGCTGTGCCCATTCGGACTGTAATTCTTTGATTTTCTTTTCAATATCTGTGCCCTTGCATGTGCCCTTACTTGTGCCCATTGGATTATATTCTTCATATTTACATAGGGTTATAAGGTTCATTCCCTGATTGCACTCAACAGTTATCATACCTTTTTTCTTAAGATGTACAAGAAAGGAACGCACTTTCTTTTCAGACCATTTCCAGCGTTGAGATAAAAATCTTATGGATGCAGGATATTGACCTCTTGAATAAGAGATTTCTCGACCTCCGATACTCTCCTTTCGGGGCGTTGCCTCAAATCGTGCAGACTGGATTAAGTCTAACCACGCTTCACAACTGCTAAAAGTACGGGCTTCATTCCACATTTCATTCGAGAAAAACCTGCGGCTTAGCCTCAAAAATCCTTCGTCCATAGTTTTAGAATCTCACGTTTGTTAATTGCCTTCCTTTCGAGTAAACTGCCCATTTCCCATTTCCACTATCAAACAACCGTAAGTCCGACACCTCTCCGAAACGTTTGATATTACCGCATAAATCCACAATCCAGCCACATTCTTTGGAAGGATGCGGGCGGATGGCACGACCGACTATCTGATACCACATAGCAAGCGACATTGTAGGACGTGCCATAACGACTGTATCAAGTTCCGGATAGTCAAAGCCGGTGGTTAATACCCCGACATTCGCCACTACCGAAATTTCACCAGCCTTGAATGCTTCAAGTATCCTTTCGCGCTCACCTTTTGGGGTGTCACCCGAAACGATTGCGGCTCCGGGTATAGACCAGGTAAGCCGCTCCGCTTCTTTCAGAAAACGGGTAAAGACTAAAATACCTTTCCGTTTTCCTCCGGCTTTGGGATTCATCAGTCTTTGGACAATATGAACGAGATAGCCGTAAAAGTCTATCCGTTCATATTCTCTTTGAACTGACCTATCTGTATAATCGGCACCAGTAGTATTTACTTTCAAGTTAAGTTCGTTCCATCCCAAAGGATTCATTGGATAGTAATTCAACTTCGCCAAATAGCCCATATCTAATAGGGTTGATACCTGTACATGATAAATGACCTCTGAAAAGACATGAGGCTTTGTCCGGGTGATAAATTTCAGCATAGAACCAAAGTCACGGCTGGAACTTAAACGATACGGTGTAGCTGTCAGTCCAAGAACCTTACACTTCACCGCATCAAAAAAATCTTTGTACATACCCTCTTTAGGGTTAACAAGGTGGCATTCGTCCACGATGATGTTCTTGAAGTGGGTGAACAGTTCGGGATGATTCTTCACACTGCCGATGGTGGCGAATGTTATCCGGCTTATTTCTTTTGAGTTAAAGGATGCAGAATAGATGCTGCAATCAAGAATACCGTATGAACAGAGTTTCTTGAAATTCTGTTCGAGTATTTCCTTCGAGGGCTGGAACACCAAGGTATGACCGTCAAGCCTTGCGGCTATATCCGCTATGATAAGCGACTTTCCGCTGCCCGTAGGTAACACCATAATGGCATTTGTTTTCTTCGCCTTGTTATTGAAGAAAGAAACGGCAGTATCAGAGGCTTTCTGTTGGTAATCTCGTAATACATAACTCATAAACCTTTCTCCTTTCGTAACTTCTTATTAAGTGCTTTGTAATACTTGATTAGTTGCTCATACTCAAAATCTGATATCTTAGTATTTGATGCAGCTTTCACTTTTAGCAAGTCAAAATACTGTTGTCCGATTTTGGCTATCAAATTCTCACGGTAGCCTTCAAGGTGGTCGGCACGGAAACGGTTGCACGCACGGCATTCGGCATGGCAATTGTTCTCATCAAACCGTGTTGCCAAATGTGTACGACTGAAATAGTGCCCGCAGTCTGCTTGTGTAAACGGTTTTATCTGCCCGCACGAGATACATCTAAAATATCCGTTTGGCATTGCATCACGAAGCCGGATAAAAAGGGAAAACTCCTTGTCGAGCTTAGCTTTCAAATCCGGCTTCTTCTTTATTGTTATCCCTGCTTTATCAAACAGAGGTAAAGGCTTGTCTTTCTTCTTGGCCTTTGTTCGTTTTATGTAGTATGGCATTATTTAAATCCCCATTCTTTCATGTAGTCAATGTTTTCAGGAAATCCCTCTACTGATTTAGGACTAAGGAATATTTTCTCACTCTTCAATGGAGTGCCTCCCCAAACAGTAGCAGGGCATTCTTCATATTCTTCTTTAGAAACTTCACTTACATTAAAATGGGGTTGGAAGCCATATCCCATTACGCTTTCCCCTAAGTAAGTACCAAACTTCTTTAAAGCCCATTGAAATGCAATATCTTTATATAGGTAATGTTTAGAAAACACAGCCACATATATTTTATGAGAGAAATTTCCTGTTTCTGTTAAGTCAGGATTATATCTGATACAGAAATACTTAATACGTGAAAGTATTTCTTCAACAAACCTTTCATGCTGTTCGCAATCTTCTTTCGTTAAGAACTCTTTCCCGTCATTTGCAATGTAAATAGTCTTGGTAATTTCTTTTGTTTCCATGCTGTTTTTTATTAAAGCCCCGAAGCGTATTCTCCGGGGCACAACCATTATTTACTAACCCTTGCCATTTATGTGTGGCTCACATTTATGTGGAGATGGGGCGATTCGAACACCCAATTAAGGACTTATCCTTTTGCGCTACTTCTAAGGTTAATTACTCCTTATATCTCACGTACCGTACTTTCTACCATGTGCACCTCTCGAAAGTCAAAAGCACTCCACTGCGCACCCCCATTTTCGCCCGCCCCATCTTCACAGACCGGACAGGCAGGTTAACAAAGTTATTCCATATAAGCCATTGAAAACTCTTTCGGAATAAACCGCCCGACCGGAATAGGTTTGGCTGATTCAATAGCCGTGTGAATTTCTCTCTTTTTGAACTCATGTCCCTTTTCTTTGGCTTGTTTCTCACATTCTTCCTCTTTGTTTTTGAGATAGTGGGTAATAAGCATCATTGCTCTGTCAACGTTGAAGGTGTTCACGACAAAAGTCTGAACTCTCTCGTCTTCATTCTCCCCATCCGTGAATGTGATTTTCGTCTCAATCTGATAGAATTTCTTTTCATTGGGCTTGGAATCTCCCTCTTCTTCATCTTCTTCCGTTACAGAATCGTTTAAAAGGAATGTATCTTTTAATTCTTCGAGGGTGGCATCATCTACCTTGCGTTCTTTCAAATTGTCAGTAAGAATCACGCAAGAATCGAACTCCTTGACCATTGTCAAGGTGAATCCGAACATATAGTTTAGTTCGATGTAATCTTTCAAGATACTACAAGAATTTTCCAATCCGGTGGCATACAGCAGGAACTTATGTTTCTTGTCCCCTATTTGTGCCTGTGCAAGATAGGGATATAAGAATTTGTTCTCGTTCTCGAATGCCAAGCGGTTCTGGTTGCTGACTTCCACTTCCTTGATGCCGTCAGCTTCCATACTGAAACGAATTTTCGCCAAAGTGTCTTGGTCTATCAGCGTGCCACGGTCAAAAAGAATTTCATTCCGTTCGATGGTTACTGTTTCACCTGTATCTTCATCAATGAAAGATTCCTCCCATGTTTTGAGGACACGTTTTGCAAGGTACATGTTGAGCATCTTTTTCGGGTCAGATGTCACATACCTGATTTCTGTTTTTCTTGTTTCTATCATAGAAATTCTTTATTGTACATTGTTTAACAAGTGCTTCTTGTAATTAGAGCGTACAAACGATTGTTCTTCGTCATTTAAAGAGTATGCCTTTACCATGAACTTCATTGCCATATCTTCGTTATTGTCGGACAACGGATAGTAATCAGTGGCAAACTTGCAAGAAAGCGTTTCAAGACGGTCGTATTTGTTGCGAACCTCACGAACACGTTCTGTTATCTCCTGTACTAATTCAGCCGATTCGGAAAGTTGCTTTTCGTATTCCTTTTTATCTTTCTCCGCTTGTTCTTTCATTACCTTGTTCTGTGCGGCAAAATTTGAAATCTTAGCATATAGTTCATTGGAGTAAGCCCAGCCTGAAAGAATATCAAAATCTGAGTTCCCGTTGAACTTGTATCGTTCACTCTTTTTAAGGTACTTGTATTCACTTCCAAGTCTATTCCAATCGTAATCAACTTTTCGTAAAGACTTTGCACTTTTCAGGATTTCCGCAACCTTAGTAGCTTCCTCAATGTCAGTAAAAGCAAAACCATCCAAAAGTGGGATAGAGAAATACTGTGTGTCGGCAGGTTCAATCTCGAACAATTCTGGAACTTTCGGTTTATCTAAAAGTTTAATGCCTTCCTCCATCATGCGGAGTTTTATCATTTTTTGGACATCTTCGTCCGACAAAGCGATTATTTCTTGCTCTGTCATTTCGCTAATATTCTTCATAATCTCAATATTTTAAATAAATTCTTTATTACGTTCAATTTCTTGTTGTGCGTAAATAAGCATTTGTTGTTCGTTAGCTGCTGGTAAGTAGATACCAGCGACAGATGCACTCCAATTTCGGAAACGGTCAATACTCAAAGTCATTTCACCTGTTGTCAGCTCGGCAGAACTGCGCAAATAGGTTACTTCATTGCCTTTCTTGTTGACCGTCTTACGTTCAAACAAATCACGGTTGCAAGTCCTCTTATAGAAGTCAATCTTGGCTTCGTCGAGACTGCAACCGTATTCACTACCGAAATACCCTAAAAGAAGATGCAAGTAGCTATTTTGGGCAAGCGTGCGGTTAGGTAGTTTCTTTTTCACTTCCACAATAGCCTTTTGCTTATATAATTGATTTACATACTCTTTAAACCTATCATGTTCAAAAGAATTATTTAGGTTAAATATCATATTTATACCTCCATATATAATTATATGCACTTTTAATATGTCCTCGACAACATTGAGATATAGTTTTAAGATTATAGCCATTTTTTAATGCCGCAATCGTTGCAGATGGATACTGATTTAATAAATTTCCACTCCTATCATACTGCAATACTACCTTCTGTTGAGATTCTGCTTGTTTCTTTCTACCGCTACCATAATTTGTATTATAGGCACAAGAGCACCATTCCAAATTAGAAACCATATTATTCTTCTTATTTTCATCTATATGATTAATTACAGGTAAATTAAATGGATTAGGTAGAAAGGCTTCGGCAACAAGTCGATGAATATTTTTCTGTTTTAGTTTATTTTCTTTCGATAAACTTACAGATAAATATCCATTTCTTACAACTTGCTTTAACATACGACCTTTGTATATCCTTTGTTTTCCTTTATACCTATATCCAACAGTTCTATCAACTGAACGTATCTGACCATAATTAGACACTTGGTATAACTCTTCATATCCTTTTACATCTTTCCAAATTTCTTCCATATATTCATTCTTCAAGTCGAAAATCATACGCTAAAATGGCAAATCGTCCTTGGGATTACCATTCGCATCAACAGGAGGCGGAAAATCCGGCAGTTGTTGATAGGTAGACTGTGGCGTCGGCTGCTGAACAGGCTGTTGTGCAGGTGCAGTTTGGGGAGGTTGTGATACACCACCACGTGCCTCTATCTTATAACATCGAATGGATGCCATACGTTTAAGTTCTCCATCCAAGTTCGTCCACGAACGACCTTGTAAGACAAATGATACAGTAACAACATCACCCTGATTAAAGCGGTCAAGTTCTGCACACTTATCGCCTGAAAACTCTAAGGGAATAATGTTTTCATACTCGCTACGCTCTCCCGTATAAGGGTCGTAAGTAGTAGCATCTAAAATAAACTCCCGTTTTGTAAATGAGGAACCACCGTTTTTGGATGGTATTTGAACGGTTTGTCCAATTTCGATTATCCGTCCGGTTATTTGGTTTGCCATTAATTTTCTCCTCCAAAAATCTTTTTATCGGTTATAAGTTCTCTGTTTTCTTCCAAGAACCGGATAAACTCCTCACAATGATTAGTAAGAATAGGAATATCACGTTCAGGATTGAAAACGTATGTTTCTGTATAGGTATCTACCACATAACCGCCTTTGTTGAACTCTACAATGTTATACTCAAATGTCCGTACATCCGACCCATTCTGCATAAGAGCATAAGGATAAACTAAATGCTGGTGGTGATCTTTGAACTTTCCCACGGTATAACTACCGGTTGTTTTGATGTCGTGAACACTGGTAGGCATCAGTTCGTCAATCAAACCATAAACCAATACACTACCGTATGCAGTAGGCAAGATGGCTTCTACTCTTTGTTGGGTTAATGCTCCTTTGTAGTAGTTGGCAAACTCGCGGCAAAGGTCAATGTAAAAAGTGAAAGTGCGATTGTTGTAAACAGCTTTTATCCCGTAAAGTTTTCCGTCATCGTGATATGCCTTGCTAATTTCCATTATAGAAGATTTACGGTTCTCAATCATACAATCAATGATTTCATTGAAAGCCGTGCCACGGTCTGCCGCTTCGCTATCGAATGGCTTGCGGTTAATCCGGTCTATCAGTTCTTGAAACTGTTGTTCGTGAAATTCTTCAGGAGTATGGGGTGGATTTTCTGACCACCCCCAGTACTTATCCCAAATCACATCACTATTCAGATATGCCCCAAAGGCATCAAGAAGCGTTGCGTAAATACGATATTTAGGCTGCTGGTTCATATTTCTTTTCTGAATTAAGTTTCAGATTCAAAGACTTCGCTTTGTTAGCTACCAACTTTGCCGCCATTTGCTTTGAAGAACCAACGTGCTCAAAATTATCTATTTGCGCGATAAAATTATTGGCAGATTCCGCATCCGTAATAAGTTCGATCTGTTCTTTTATCTCTTCAATAACTTTATCATACTTTTCCTGTGCCTCTTTCTTGGCAGCAAGCATACCCAAATACGAATTGATTATCTTGGCAGTGATAAAGTCGTTCTTGGCGGTTGGATTACCATTCTTGTCAAGGATGGTAGGAACTTCCATCACTGAAGGAAGATTGCAAGTATTCTTACCGTCATTTCTTGAAGTTGGGTCAAAAGTGATGGTACGTCTTTGGACGCCTCTTTCGCTTTTCATTTCAAGATAACCGAGCAAATCCAGTTCAGTAACGATAGAGTTGTAGGATTTTTCACGCAAGGCAGGGATAAACACCGTATCATCACCTTCTTTTCTTGTGTCGCGATGGGCAACGAAAATGATGTGCTTGTTAAGCCCCGAAAGTGTTCGTGTCATCCATGAAAACTCTGCATTGATACCGCTCCAATCACGGATGGACGGCTGGCGGGTTCCACACTTGTGAGTAATGATGAAGTCCATCATCTTGCCGATGGTATCTACTACAATGGTCTGATAAGCGGACAAGTCCTCTTGAAGAACTTGCTGAACATCGCTCCATGAAGTGACCTGTACCGTGTCTATATTCTCCAAGTGCGCCATGTTCATGCGCTTCACGCCGTTATCGAAGTCCAACAGCAGCGGTTTCGGTGCGCTCAATGCTACCGTACTCTTTCCCATTCCGGCTTGACCGTAAATCATCATCTTCACGGTGGTCGGGATAACTAATTCATTACTTTTCTTAATCAGTGACATAATCGTAAATTTTATAGGGTTATTTGTTCAGATATTTACTCATTTTAAAAGCATTAATAGCGGATTGTATCTCGAACTTGGAATATATGATAGGAGAATTTCTGGATGAGCCTTTTCTTTTCTTATGCACCAATCCTTCTTTCTCTAACTTTTCCAAAAAGTTAGGTTCATACCCAAGTGTCTTTAACCATCTGAACGCTTCTCTTTGCTTGATTTCATCAGATACAGGAGACCGTTTCTTCTCACTGGCAGCTGCACCAAGCTCCGCCATGTCCATGCAGATATTTTTAAATTCAAATAATTCAAGTCTTACCTCCATACCGTCCAGTTCTTTCAATTCGTTCAACTCTCGTTCTTCGTCCCCTTCTCATATCGCCCTGTTCGTGATAGAGCGAAAAAGAAAAGATGCACAACAGGCAGAAAGCAACAGCCGACCTAATAGTAGGTGAAAAGTCCATCGTGAACTTCATACCAGCTATTCTCTCATATAGCATGGTTGCCAGTTCTCTGCCGTTCCTTACGTTCAAAATCTCAAAAGCTCTTTGCAGTTGGTTGTTTATCGTGCTGACCGCTCGGCATTTGAGGTTTGCAATTTCTTTTTTCTCATACCCTTGTGCATACATTCGTGCCGTAATCTCGCATTCAGGTGTAAGTTCATTAAAAACTCTCTTCATAATCGTGTAAGTCAGCTGATTAATAATTGCGAATAACCTCAATATATCCGGCTTCCCTGTTAGTGTCCACCGAATACAAAGTTTGCTTCTTGTCTATTATCCGATCAATCCTTGCCAGCCTGTTAAGATCAGCGGTACACCTGCGAAGCTGTCCGGCAAGTTTGTCGCTAAAGTCAAAGCTGATTCTGTCATTCTTCTTTTTCAGCTTTTTCTTGATTTCTGTTCTTTCTTTCAGTTCTTTTGCCATAAGAGTAAAATTTAATTAATGATTCGTGGATGGTAAGGGAATCGAACCCCTCTCAATCGTGCCAATTGTTTGCGCAACACGAAGCTCTAACCGATAAGCTAACCATCCGATTAAAAAAGGTGCACTATCCTCACGGACGGCACACCCAGTACAAACACAATATAAAACACGAATATCTAATCTATTATCAGAACAATGCTTTTAACCGCGTTCTTGAAATGATCAAACTTCCGGTTCAAATCACTCCAAGATTTATACCATGTATTTTTCTCTTCAGCTAATTTCTCGTTAGCCTCTTCCAGTTCCTGCACACGCCTTACTAAATCTTCATGCGTCATGCCTCTTAATTCTTCCACTGTCATAATCGTATAAATTTAAAATGTCGTTAAAAAGGTAGGAGTCGAACCTACTTCTTGTAAGCTAAATGAATATATAAATTAGAATATAAGTTAATACCAACAATTAATCGCTTACACGCATTCCAACAATGCTACTTCATAAATTACCGCCCAGCTGGTTTACAAGGTGATTGTGCACTCATCCCCATGCGCCTTGTGCCGGATTATAGGACTACCTTTTAGCGGTCTGTTTTAAGTTCTCTATAAGTTATTCTCATGAGCGACACACACCCTACACATATAACACTCATTATAGTGATAGAGAATATTTTCATAGGACTGTAAGTAGTAATAGCCCCGTAAAGCATACCGGCAGCACATATACCAACCAATATAGATAAAACGAATTGGATTGTTTTCATAATCGTATAAATTTAAATAAGTATCTGTACCCTAATCGAATAGCAGAACCTTATTTCAGTTCAGTACAGACTATAAGACCTTTCAGCGATACTTGTGCCTAACCAAGCATACTCATCACGCTAAAGACAAATTGGCGTGCTGAAAGTAAAAATCATTTCAACTTCGTGGCTTTACCACCATCAGACATATACAACCATTCGCCCATTGTCGGCTTATCCTCGGTTGCTATCGGTGTCAATTCCGTTCCACTTGCACCCACCACTATCCACCATCACTGGCTTCGCTTACGTGCCTTCGCAGAAATATATCTTTTTATCGTATCAATATGTCAAAGAACCAATCAATAGCACCCTACCCGATTCTCGCTATCGGTTGCCGTTCAATCCGTCTGTAGGGCTGTCGTGCGTTGCATAATCGTGTATTATGCGTATCGGCTGATACCTTGTACCCGGCATAGAGCATCGTAGTCCATGCCATCATCTTCACAAGTTTCAAAACCTTTTAAGGCATCTTCCAAACTGTCTATCTCATCCGTTATCAACTGGATAGCTTCTTTTTTGCTATCAGCATTGAACATCAGGCAGACAGCCTCTTCATCATTGTTATGGGCAGCCTCTAAATCTTTATAAAGGCTATCCAACTGCTGGTTAATCGTGTAAGCATTCATATCCATATCTTTTATGCGATTGACATCAGATTAGCTTTTTTGAAGCATCTGAATTCTTGGCGTTCAGTATCATAGTAAGTCTGGACGGTATCATTCTTTTTTCTGTTGTCAGTACCAGTGATGGCAGGCATCAGCTTTTCATTTAGTGTACCGTATGCCTCACGAACAGAACCGTCCACTTTTTTGAAGTAGAACTTCACTATCTTCTTCTTCATCTCACCTTTCAGTTTCAAATTAGCCCAAGCGACCTTCATTGCTTCGCTCATGGTGTAGCCATTACGCTTAACGAACTGCCAAGCAAGGCTCATTACTTCGTGTAAAAATTCTCTTGTTCTCATAATCGTGTATTTTAATATGTTTATACTATTTGAAATCTGAATTAATCTTCGTTTCTTTGTATCAGTTTAATTTGATAATGCAAATATACTTTATAATTGTAAAGCAACAAAGAATTGCTTTACAATTATAAAGTATAACAACATTATTTAACTATAAAAGCAGGTTATACCTTATTATAATATGAAGAAAGAAGACAGAAATAGAAATTGGATAGCGTGGATAGCACTTGGATTAAGTGTCATTGCAATATTGCTATGGCTATGCAAATACGAGCCTGTAACATGGACTCTATTCGATTCTATGATTGCTTTTCTTTCTTTCGTTGTAGGAGCATTAGCCGTAATGGTTGGATATAACATTTTTGGGTTAAAAAACGACCTTAAAAATGAAATAGAAGAAAAATTACAGGACATAAGTGACCATCATGTAATTCATACAGCAAAAACTATGATGTATATAGAGATACGCCTGCTACACATGGCTATGAAATTAAAAAATATAGCAGATATAAGGCAATCTATTTACATGATGCTTGAGACCACTGAAAAGACTAAAGATAAGGAAGATATAGATTATGTTATTAATCAGTTGAAAGAACTTAAAACACGATATGGATATACACTGTTTGACGATGCATTCACAAGGAAACTAAAGATTAAACTCGGAAGGATTGGCACTTTCTCTGATAGCGCGCTTCTCTTCCTTCAAGATCTTGAAGTATGATTCTTTTGCATTATCAATAAGCCTGTTTGATTCTTTAAATGGATCCTTACAGATTGTTTTGTTTGGCGTATGAGATGACTCTTCTATTTGCATTCTCATTGATTCAAATAGAAAAGGATTGATTATTACCATAACTATAAAAGTAAAGCGACCAACTCCAAAGTTGCGGTTTGAAGTTAAGTCGCCTATATAGTCCCTTAATGGGAACAGTTAAACAATTTAGTCGAAATCATCCGCAACTTGATTCCGATACAAATATACTTTATATTTATAAAGCATCAAATTAAAAGATATAATTTATGGGAATGATTGATAGATTTTTTGAAGCAATAGAAAAAGCTGGTATAACCCCTTATGAAATAGAAACAAAGTATGGAGTGAAATCTGCTCAATCTAAAATTTCGCAGATGAAAGGAGGAAAGACTAATACCGGGAAAGAAAAATCCCTTCCATCAGATATATTGTCTGCTGTTTGCATGAATTGTAACAAAATAAATTCGGAGTACATCCTTACAGGAAGAGGGAACGCGATAAACGAAGATAAAAATACAGATGATGTGATTCCTAATATACCGACATCTTCCGGCACATCAATTACATCAGAAGAGGAATTTCAAGATGCAAAAAATAAAGGATTGCATTTATTGCCACAGGTAAGTTTTAAATTTGCAGCTGGGCAAACCCAACTCATAAGTATTACCGAAGATATCACCCGCTATTGGTATCTACCCGATTGCAAAGATTGTGAAGGAGTAGCACAGATAGTAGGAAGATCTATGTCCCCAACACTTCCTTCTGGCTGTTGGGTTGCTTTAAAAAGATATACACTTCCTCATGATAATCCAAATACAATACCATTTGGCAACATATTTGGAATAGTAGTAGAAGACAAAGAAACCGGAGAATATCATGGACACATTAAGATATTACGTAGGTATAAGGAACAATCTTTGGCTCGTAAATACTGGATTGCTCACTCTATTAATACGGAGGAATTTGATGATTTCGATATAGAAATAGATCAAATAAGAAGTCTTTGGATAGTAAAACAGCACATCGTAAGCGATACATTATTATAAATAAAATCTAATACTATGGGACTATATTTCAGAAAAAGAATTAAGATACTTCCTGGAGTACACATGAATGTTAGCAAATCTGGTACAAGTTGGTCGATTGGTCCACGAGGAGCAAAAGTAAATTTCGGTAAACGAGGAACGTACGTTACGACAGGAATACCCGGCACAGGTATCTATTCAAGAACAAAAGTTTGTAACAATAATATGTCCAATCATAGAACGCAATTAAATAATGCAGATTCTGGATATGAAATAAAGAATTATACTGGATGTCTTTTCTCGTTTATATGCTATGCCCTTGCAGTCATATTGCCAATCTGTGGTATACATTTTGCTCTATCTATACTTCTTATAATAATAGGATTTGCTTTACATTTATCGTCGGTTGAGAAAAAGGAAACAGTTCAAATGGACAATGAAATTGGCAACGATAATGAAACCCTAATTACAGAAACACCTATAAATAGGATAATTACAGATACAGAAGAAAAAGTAGACACAAAAAAAGAAGAGATATTTATAAAGAAAGAAGAGGAAGAAAAAATAGAAGATCCCTCTGTAAATAATGTTAATATGATTAGACTTGATCCGCTATTTGAAGATTCTGCCCGTTTGGTTGTGATTCACCAGCAAGGTTCTACTTCATTAATTCAGCGTAAATTTGCTATAGGTTATAATCGAGCAGGGCGTATTATGGACCAACTTGAATGTGCTGGAATTGTAGGAGAAACAAGTGGAATTAAAGCGAGAGAGGTCTTATGTAAAGACGAAGGTGAACTCGAATATAGACTAAACCATTTGGAAAAATCTCGTTTTGAAACACTTAAACAAAAGCAGGAAAAAGAATTTAAAGAAATAGCTCAACAAGAAGTTCTGAATGAAAATTCAAGATTGATTAAATTAGGCATAGATTTAGAAAAGGAAGGTATGATAAATGAAGCTATAGCTGTATATGAAAAAGCTATTATACCACAACTTCCAGCAACACATCCATATGATAGATTAATGATTCTTTATCGGAAAAAGAAAGATTATGATAATGAAATCAGAATCATTAAGATAGCCATAAGTGTATTTATGAAAGAAAATGAGCGCAGAGCCGGAAGGGCAATCGAAGATGATTCGTCGTTATACAATCAAGTGATGCAGGCTCTTGAAACTAATGAAAACATTAGATATGAAGACGGGAAATGGGCTTTCGTTCAATATGACGTAATGGAGTATATTACAAGATTAGAAAAGGCTAAAAGGCTATTAGAAAAATCCAAGAATTAAAGAACAAACTAAATATATAAGATTATGAAGAAGATTCTATTTACCATAATAGGCTTGTCAGCACTATTCTGTATGAGTTCCTGCGATGAAGCTGTTTATAAAGGGAGGAAAGTGTATAAAGCATATTTCGATTATACCTTAAAAGACCCTGAATCTTTCAAGGTGTACAGCGAAAAATACACAAAGGATGGAGATTTCACAGTAAATTGGGAACTGGATTATGGGTCTAAAAACTCTCTCGGTGGAATGGTGAGGGAGAAGGCTACGTTTACAACTGTTGGTACTTCGATATTTATAGACGGAAGTAGTTACAGGCTTGATGAATTGAAATGATTTGAAAATTGTTTTAGCAATATTTTAGCAATAACAACTAAAGAACATGATTGGAATCCGGGAAGAGTTAAAAAACAACATAAGCCGGGGATTACGCCCGGCTTTAACATGAAAATCTCCTTTGTTTCAACATTGTTTCAACATCAAACGAAAACGAAAAATATAAATAGGTGACAAACAGCAGATTAAGAAGTAGAAAAAATTAGCCAGATGAGCTAATACCCCGAGAAATAATAACGATGCAAAGATACATAGAAAATCAATAATACAAAGCTTTTGGGA